TACAAGTCTGTTGTATATGACGGGTTGATTGGTCTTTTAATTGAATCAATAAAAGATCAACAAAAGCAGATAGACATACTCAGTTCCGTGGTAGATCAGCTACTTCATAAAAAAGTATAACATAAATTTAGGAATTTATAGATGACAGTATCAGTTAACGCCACAGCAATTCTTTTCAACGATAACTCAGTGCAAACAGAGAGTGCTCAATTTGCTGTTGGCACCGCTATGATGTTTGTACAAACTGCAGCGCCTACAGGGTGGACAAAATCAACCACACACAATAACAAAGCTCTTCGCGTCGTTTCCGGTGCAGCGTCTTCTGGTGGTACTGTTGCTTTTACAACGGCGTTTGCTTCACAGGCTGTGTCTGGTACAGTTGGATCAACAACATTAACAACAGCCACCATACCAAGCCACACTCATGCAGCGGGTGCCTCTGTAAGTGTTGTATCAGCTATTCCAAAAGGTGCAGGTACTGTTGCTCTTAGAAATACTACAGTGGGGACTCTTGCCTCTGGTGCAAATGGATCGGGTGGTTCACACGACCACTCTTTTGCTGGAACTGCTATAGATTTAGCAGTACAATATGTTGATGTTATTATTGCAACAAAGAACTAACGTGATAACTAAGGAGTTACATAATGGAAATAAAGGCTAAGGATGGTTGTCCACTTCATTCATTTGAACCCTGCAAGCAGCTTGATTGTGCCTGGTTTATACAAGTTCGCGGTATAAATCCCAACACAGGTAAAGAAGTTGATGAGTGGTCTTGTTCAGTTGCTTGGCTTCCCATGTTATTGATTGAGAACAGTCAGCAACAAAGATCAACGGGTGCTGCAGTTGAATCATTCAGAAATGAGATGGTGAAGGCTAATGAAGCAACATATAAATTACTTACAATTAACAATAATGATTCAAGTAATCATTTTCAGCTGGAGAAGAAATAATGGCATTATCAACAAGATTAACTATTGTTCCTGTGGATACTGTTTGTACCATTGAAGGAGTGTCTTTTGATGGTGTTGACATGACATCACTTGCTCCAAATATCCATGCAGTACAGTGGTATGGAACAAGTGGTGAGGTAGAGATTAAAGATCCCGTAACAGGTAAGATGCAGAGAAATGAAATTATTACAAATCTAGATAGTTTTCAAGCTGTGATAGAATCGTACTGGGAAATAAGGAGTGCAGCAGAGGTAGCGGAGCAAACTGCTACGCAGAATTTGGTTAATGAACAAACAATATTAGAGGTTTAACAAATGGAAGGAAAACCATACCCAGCATTTGGATATGTTATTGTTCGAGTCAAACTCAAAGCAGGTGAAATAGTCAATGATGAAGTGATGCAGAATAATGTTTGTCTTGTTGACACATCTTCACCAAATACGCAGGGGAATGTGATAAGTGGATATAGTGGAGGTTTTATATGGATGTTGCTGAGCGGTGTTCACACATATACGGATGTGGCCACAGGTGTTGTTGATAGACATGAAAGGGGCTTTACTAACTTGATACGACCAATCAAACCCGGAATACATAAATTTGAAGTTATTGAGGATAGCGACTACATTTGTATTTCGCCAATAATTAATGAAAACCGTTCTCCAACTACCCCTAAATTGGAACATTTTTCTCTCAGCCAAAATCAATCAAAAAGTCTATCCATTGGTACAAAACTCTATCTTGTTGATGGCATTTTAAATATTTCAGGAAGTGAAGTTTCAGGAATGCGCCAAATTAGTATCAAATCCGAAGATTGCACCGTAACAGCAATATCCGATTGTTTAGGATTTATCTTTAAAGACTAGCTATGCTACCTTACAGAAAGGTAAATTTATTTTTTAGTGGGGAGGAAGTTGATACTGATGCAACTAATTTGTTTATGCATGCTGAGTACACAGTTCCTCAAAAATATGGAATTGCTCTGGCAAAAACTTTAGATTTTGTTTCAGTTCCAAACTCAACGTATGAAATGAAGGATGAAGATAAGAAGAAAGTACTTAAATTCTTACCTAAAAAATTATTGGAGGTTGAAATTCCTGAGGTATGGGTACTTAATATAAAACCTGCTGATACTAGCAATTTAACAATGCTTGCTCCCCATGTAGACAAAGTTAGAAAATGTTGTATAAATTTCTATATTGATCCCCATGGTGAAACAACCACTTACTATGAATATTTTGCAGGAAAAATCAAAGAAATTGGAAACTTTGTTGCAAAGAATGGTGAATGCTGGGTTTTGGATTCCGATCAACCCCATTCCGTGACACTAAGTCCCCCACACACAC